TCAGGTTAAAGCATGTAGTTACTGTCCTGCATTTTCTATCTGCACTCAGAAAGATGAGTACGAACATGGTTGATATTGATACTATTAAACATCATCCAGTTATTGAAAATATGGTTGATATTCTGTGTAACAAAACACAAAATATTGATCGTGGTTTCTTTCGAGTAGAAGTAGCCTATTTCTTAGCAAAGATGGCTGCTTCTATGAGAGCTGTAGTAGTTACTAAAGACAGAGGTGAAATACCTGTTAATGTCTATGCACTAGCATTAGCTACATCTGGTTTTGGTAAAGGACACTCCATTGGGATCATTGAAAATGAGTTCATGGGTGGTTTCCGTCGTAGGTTCATGGAAGATACTTTCAATGTACTTGCTGATAAAAATTTATGGGAAATGGCGGCTGAACGTGCTGCCATCTCTGGAAATGAAGAAGCATCAGAAAAAGAAGCACTAGACAGAGAATTTAACTTTGCAGGTGCATTACCTTTTACTTTTGATTCAGGTACTGGCCCAGCCGTTAAACAATTGAGACAAAAGCTTTTACTTGCTAACAACGGGGCCATTAACCTACAAATCGATGAGATTGGTTCAAATCTTGTCGCTAATACCGAAGTAATGAATGTATTCTTGGAACTCTACGATCAAGGTCTTGTTAAGCAAAAGCTTACTAAAAACACGGCTGACAATCTAAGGGGTGAAGAGCTAGAGGGTAAGACACCTACCAATGCTTTGTTATTCGGTACACCAGCCAAACTTCTGGATGGTGGACAAACTGAAGATCAGTTCTTTAGCTTCCTGGATACAGGATATGCTAGGCGCTGTATATTTGGTATGGGTGTGCAAAAACGAGCTTCTGACAAACTAACTCCTAAAGAAGTTTACGAAAAACTCACTCAATCATCAAATTCAGCTATGGTTAAAAAAATAGCAGATCACTTTACTCAACTTGCTGATCCAGTCAAATTTGGTTGGAAAATGGAAGTTGAAGATGATGTTGCTATTGAGCTTCTCTCATATAAAATTGATTGTGAGAATCTTGCAGATACATATGCAGAACACGAAGAAATTCGTAAAGCTGAAATGTCCCATCGTTACTTCAAAGCTTTAAAATTAGCTGGAGCACTCGCATTTGTCGATAACTCTTCTGAAGTAACGATGAACCATATACATAGTGCTATCAAACTTGTTGAGGAGTCTGGGGAATCTTTCCAGAAGTTGCTAACAAGAGAGAAGACCTATGTTAAGCTTGCTAAGTTCATTGCAGCAAATGACACTGAACTTACGCACGCTGACCTTCATGAAGCACTCCCATTCTATAAGTCATCACAGACAGCTCGTAATGAGCTTATGATGTTGGCTATTGCATGGGGATATAAGCAACACATTGTTATCAAAAAGAATTTTGTTGATGGCATTGAGTTTTTCTCTGGTGAAACCTTAGAAGAAACTGACTTGAAAAAGCTTTCAATAGCTCATTCAGATCACTACGCTTATAACTATCATCAAGACTTTGCACCTTTTGATAAACTCCATCAATTGACCCAATTAGAAGGAAGACATTGGACTAATCACTGTTTTACAGGTCAGCATAGAGCTGAAGAAAATGTTATTCCAGGTTTTAATACAATTGTAATCGATATTGATGGTGGTGTATCTTTAGACTCTGTTCATGAGTTGATGAAGGACTATAAGTTTATGACTTATACAACTAAACGACACACTGATGCAGAGAACCGTTTTAGATTGATTATACCTATTCGTTATAATTTAAAGCTAGATCAGCAGGATTATAAAACGTTTATGAATAATTTCATGGAATGGTTACCTTTCTCTTCTGATGAAGGTGCTAATCAAAGGTCTAAGAAATGGGAAACCTACCCTGGTAATTATTTCTACAATCCTGACGATAGTGCAGAATTGCTTGATCCGTTAATCTTTGTCCCTAAGACAACGAAGAACGAACATCATCAAAGCAGTATGCAGGAACTTGAGTCACTCGATAATCTTGAACGTTGGTTTGCTCAACGTATTGCCTCTGGTAATCGTAACAACCAAATGATTAAGTTTGCATTGGCTCTTGCTGATAGTGGTATGCCTTATCCTGAAGTTGAGGCTAAGGTAATTAGCTTTAATTCCAGGCTATCAAATGGTTTACCTCTTGAAGAAATTCAAAGTACGATTCTTCAAACTGTTGCCAAAAAGGTTTCGTAACTTTTTGTTATGTAAGCCTTTTCTTGGTACAACTTAATATGGAGGTCTATCATGACCAACAACATTAATGACCAACTTCTGCTCATCTCTGGTGAATCTGCAACTGGTAAATCAGCATCGCTGATGAACATGCGTGACCAGAGTAAAGTAATGTACTTAAACTGTGAAGCTGGTAAGCGTTTACCTTTTAAAAATGCTTTTGATTCACATACCATTACTGATCCATTGCAAGTTTATGAAGGTATAGGACATGCTACAGGTAACAGCGACTACAATGTAGTTGTTATCGATACTCTAACATTCCTTATGGATATGTATGAGACACAGTATGTTCTACCATCAGAAAATACTATGCAGGGATGGGCTAACTATAGCCAATTCTTCAAGATTCTAATGCAAGATTATGTTGCAAAGAGTGATAAATCTATTATCTTCTTTGGTCATACTCGTTCTGATCTTGATGAAAAAGCTATGGAAATGAAGACATCTGTACCTATCAAGGGTGCACTTAAGAACAACGGTATTGAATCTTATTTCTCTACAGTTGTTTCAACTAAGAAGATGCCTTTAACCAAGCTAGAAGACTATAAATCTGATCTTATCAACATCACACCAGATGATGAAATGCTTGGATATAAACATGTCTTCCAAACTAAACTCACCAAAGAAACTACTGGTGAGAGAATACGTAGTCCTATGGGAATGTTTACTAATCAACAATCTTTCATGGACAACGATGCACAGATGCTACTAGATCACTTGACAGCGTATTACGCTTAAATATCAGCATCTTAACGACTAAAACAACACAAGGAATATCCTCATGTTTAACAATATGACAACTGACGGCTTAGAAGAGTCGGGCGATCATCTCGGTGGAGGTGGTACACTTGATACTAACGGTTACGATGGTATCATTAAAGCAGCTTACGTAGGTAAATCATCATCATCTGAAGCACAGTCAATTACTGCACTTATTGATGTAAATGGTTTTGAACTTCGTGAGACTTTCTGGATCAGTAATAAGGCTGGTGAACACACTTATGCAGACAAGAAAGACCCTTCTAAGAAGCATGGTCTTCCTGGTTTTGTAATGGTAGACAATCTATGTCTCATCGCTGCTGGTAAGCCATTGGCACAAATGGATACTGAAGAGAAAACTCTTAATATCTATGATTATGAAGCTAAAAAAGAGCTTCCTAAATCTGTACCAGTTCTTACAGCTCTAACTGACAAACCTGTATCAATGGTTGTTTTCAAACAAACAGTCGATAAGACTAAGAAAAACGATTCAACAGGTAAGTATGAACCTACTGGTGAAACTCGTGAAGAAAACACAATCGACAAGTTTGTTGAACCAGCTTCTAAACGTACAGTAACTGAAGCCAAAGAAGGCGTTGAAACTGCTGTTTTCTATCCTAAATGGATTGAAAAGAACCAGGGTAAAGTACGTAACAAAGCTAAAGGCGTTGAAGGTAAATCTGGATCACCAAGTGGTTCTGCACCTTCTGCATCAGAAAGCAAACCAGCTACTTCCCTTTTCGGAAATAGTTAAGTATAGTATGCTCTTAGAAATAGGAGCACATTATGCAGCACGTTCTCACATTACCACTCTCGATAGCAGTATCGAAAAAGAAAGAATTTATACTGAATCTTAACAACTATCGCAATGCACATTATCAAACGCTTAATAAAGCTAAAATAAATTATAAACTTGCAGTTGAAGATCAGATTAAATTATTACCGAAATATGATAAAGTTCTTATAAGATATTTCTTATATCCTGGATCACGTAGACTTACTGATGTAGCAAATGTTTGTTGTATTCATGATAAGTTTTTATGCGATGCTATCGTAGAGTATGGTAAATTAGAGGACGATAACTATCTATTTTTACCAGCTACATCATCTGAGTTCGGTAGTGTAGATAAATCAAACCCCCGTGTAGAGGCAGTTATATCACCTCTACCATAATCTAAGGAACATAACATGCAACTTACACTTAAACCTGTAGACTTGCTTGCTGCTGTCCGTGATTACGTTCAAAAGAACATAACAGTTGCAGAAGGAAAACAAATCGATGTTACCTTCAAAGCTGGACGTAATGGTAACGGTACAACAGCTTTCGTTGACATCATTGATGCTAATTCATCAGCATCTCTTGAAGTCACTGAAACTTCTGACGAAGCACCTGTAGAGACTCGTTCTATTACAGAGCAGCCAGAAGAACGTGAAGACACTGCTCAAATCGATCTTGAAGAAGCAATCGAAGAAGCAGAAGATACAAACGCAATGGAAACAGCTCATGAAGCTGAGGAAACTCCTCCTGCTGACACTGGCCCAGTTTCTATCTTTGGCGACAAAAGCTAATGCGTTTACTCAGCGCACTCCTATGGGCTATTTCAATAGCCATAGTAGGGACAGCATTTATAGCGACTTATGCTATTTTAACTACTATTCTTAGTGTCTTAATGACATTCGTAGTTATTGTATTTGTTGTCTTCGTTGTACTGGGTGATCTCAAAGAAAGTGATGATAAAGAAAAACATAAGCCTCCATAACGAGCTTGCAATCATCGTAATCTTAAAATACTTAAGACCTCTTGGAACATCACACCAAGAGGTCATTTTTTATATATTAGGAGACAAGATGTCTGAACTTCATTTCACTAGATTTGGTCAACCAATATTATCACCAGATCAAACAGAGATATGGGCTTATTG